ATGTCTAATACATTTTTAGCTGCTAAGACTCTATTAACTACAGTTTCGTCAACTTCTTCAGTTTTCCAATTATCAGCAAACCATCGCATACTAGTTATCATTTAAAAAATTCTTCCGAGTTGTGAGCTTTATCATCTACCCAGATATCATAATGTTCCTTTTCCCCAACTGATAGTTCATGATACTTACAACCCCAAACCGCTAACTGCTGTTTGGTCATTTCGTAGTAATTAACACCACTCACTGCTCCCCTAGCAGTCATATATTTAATAGTATGACCTTCATCGTAAAGTTTATTTATTCTAAAAATACGACCCATAATAGGTATATGATTTTCATAGTCCCATTTACCACTGGGTAATTGATGTGCATGACAGATAGTGCCGTCAATATCTACGATATATTTCATGATTAGTCCTTATAAATTATTATCATGTATATGTAATTGAAGAAGTGTATAATGTAACACCTTCATTAAATCTTTACGAGCATCTTCTCTCGTACCTTTATTTAAATATCTACTTGCATACTTATCTACATTGCCCATGCAGAATCCAGTGCCATGACCTTTATCTATAATATTTTCCATAGACTGTATCTTATTGGTATTATAATGAGATGCATAAGTACTATCAATATAGTCTGTAAACTCTTCTATTAGTTTATCTTCACTAAACTTATATATGTTAGTTTGCTCAGGAGTAATTTGTTCTTCTACTATATTAAATCCTAATGCTTCAACTTCTTCTTTTGTGTATTGGTTGTGCGCAGAAGGTTTATTAGAATCCCAACCTATTGACTGTCGTTCAGGTACTATATCATTTGGTGATATTGGTCTCATATCTCTTCCTATTTCCCATCTATCTGTTGATCCTTGGTATCTACCATATACGACACCATCTACTCGTTCATATGTTAATCCAACACCTGGTTTAAGTGTTCCCATTAGCCAATCTTCTTTTTAATAGCCTCAAGCAGTTTACTTAAGTTTTCTTTTTTATTTAAGTTAGTTCCTGCTACTTCAACTCCTAAAATTTCTTCAAGCTCTCTCAGCATAACTTTAACAGTTAGAGATTTATCTTCCTCTTCAAGCTCAGGTTTTTCATATATTTTAAGTTGTACTAGTTTACTTATTACACTTCTATAACCTTTTTCAAAAATAGATGCTAACTCATGAACATCTTTAATTTCTTCTTCAAGATAAAGCCTAGTTAATTCAGCTTCTTGCTCGTCATTCCAAGCTTTAATACTCATATTCATTCTCCAATTCTTCAAATTCCAATTCTAATTGATTATTCCATATATACCTCTGAGCTACCGCTTCTGCGGCATCATTTAATAAAGGTATTAAAGAGCTAACTTCATCTGCTGGAATAGAAAATCCTGTCTTAGTTGGAAACCACTGTCCTGTATCCCCATCCATTGTATAATCTCTTATATGTAGATATAGTTTATCTCTAAATTCATTAATAGTTACTTTTACTGCATTACCGTTTGGTTTATGAAATGCGGTACCAAAGTCTATATTCATATTGTTACTACTTTTTCAGTGCTTATAAAATCTCTTGCCCAAGGTGTAACTGGGTATAACTTAAATATCTGCACTAAAGCATATCTAGTTTCTGTAGTTGACTCATTAGCCATTCCATGTGCTACTAAATCAGGATCAAAAAATATTGTCTCACCTTGTTTTAGGTTCTGTACTCTATATTTTTTTTCTGTATCTAAAAATCTATATATAAAATCATTACTTGCAGTAAGTGCAGTAATGCTTCTAACCATATAGTCATTTTTATCTTTTACTGCTGTATTATTATCGTCTACGTGTAAAGGTATTTCTTGACCTGGAAGTTGTCTATGTATTCTTACTCTAGTAGTTTGTAATTCAAAATGATCTACTAACTTTTTAACTTGTGATATTTTATCATATAAAGCAGTATATTTAAAATCATCAGGATTTTCTAAAGGATTAGATCTATAAAAATCAAATACGCTACCTGATTCACTTTTTACTGATATAGCATCTACATGACCAGCTAGATCCGCATCTGTATGCTCAACAAATTTTAACTGTTTAACCCAACTATTATCAAATTTTAATATTGTTTTAGCTTTTATTAACATAATCTTTTATTTGACCTCCTTCTACAGGTTTATCCATAAAATCTTTACCTAATATCCATATATCAGGATTTTTACTTTTAATTTGGTTAATCCATGTATTATAACTATTTGTAACCCCTTTTAAACCTTGAAGATAGTGTGCATTTACTGTGTGAAATGCATTACTCCACCAAATTAAACTATTAGGGTCAGGTATAATTTTATTTGTTATTGGGCTAGGATCTTTACAAATATCTACATGAGTAAAAGTATGTTTTAATTTTTTATATCTATACCAGTGCTCTTTAATGTTAGATTCACTTCCCCACCAATTAATCTCTCGTTCCCACAAACTTTGATCATTTTCGTTTTCTGTCATAGTACCGTGAGTCTCATTAAATGCGTACTGTTTTCTTGCCCAGCCAATAAAAGAAGGATAGTCTTCTCCATCCCAATGTTTAAACATCATACTCTTATAAGCTAATGCAGGTTTACTATAGTCATAAAAATTTACTATAGTATCTTCTTCAAAACCAAAAGTATTTAATATCATATGAGGTTTAAAACTAGCGGCTAACGTGTATAGATTTTTTATAGGTTTATTAATTTTACAATATTTTAAGTCTAAATATGTTTCTGTATTCCATAGAAATACACATTGAGGTGCGTAATTTACTATATTATTAATCCATGATAATTGTTTTTGTAAATCCTCAATACTACTAGTAGGGTATACAAATTCTTTTGCATCTCTAACTTTAGGATGAAAATTATAAACAGTTAAACCATTTTCTAAACTAGTGTTTATAAAATTCCAACCACTTACTAAAGGAGTACAAACTTTTGTTTCTTCTGTTGGTATTAATGATAGCGGTGTATAATCATCATGTATATCTTTAACATGTCTATTAGCCGCTGCTACTGTTTCTGGTTCATCTAACTTACGTTTAGCATCTCCCCATACAGGTTTATTAAATTTTTTATAATAATTTAAATTAACTAATATACATTGTTTATGTAGTCCGTAATAACCATTTCCTTCTGCCCAGTTACTATTAGGAATTTCTTTATCCATAATATGGCCTGTAACAAAAAAGTTTTTCTTTTCCATCCATTTTTCAAGTATTCTAAAGAAACTAGCTTCTCTAATTATGTGTCCTACTGACTGTACTACACAAAATTCTACATTATGTTCTATCGCTTTATCTAATACTTCATTAACAGATTTGCCATAAATAACAGGACCAAAATATTTAAATCTAGTAAAAAACCCTGTAATTTCTGCTCGTTTTTCTTGTATAGACATATTTTTAGATGCAAAAGCTGGATCATCAAATATAGCTACTACATAATTTTTATTAAGACCCATTTTTCGCATAGCTATACTCTACTAACTCTTTAAATTCTTTAGTTATTTTACCATGTACTATTATATGGTATCTATCTTCATTACTATTATTATATACAGCATGTGTATTACCTACATCTAAAAGTAGTGCTTTTCCTGCTGTAAAAGGTAAAAAACCTTTATGACCCTTCATTTTAAAATTACAACCATCTGGGTTATTTAACGCTATATTTATAGGAGATAACTTATGTATATCAGAATCAACATGCGGAGTAATATAGCCTTGTGGCTCTAATAACATAAATCTAACTCTATAATAAGTATCATACGGAAAATAAGCTTGAAAAAATTCTTTAGTTACAGGGCATTTTGGACAAATATCTGTCCATATATAGGGAGTTTCATCATTAGAAATATACCCATATTGCGCAAAATGATTAGTTTTATAAGCATCTATACCGTGTAAACAAAGACTTCTCCAACCTTTATGACTGTATCCTGATCCATTATCTTCATCACGATGTTTAACAAATTTGTCTTTTAGAGCAATAGCTTCTTGTAACATTTCTTCATGGGGAACTTCTATACTAAGATCTAACCAAGGAATACCACTTTCATTTACAATTTCTTTATATTTCATTGTATGCCTGCATCTAATAACATAGATTCATCAAATGCAAAACTGGTTCCACAACCACAACTGGCTTTAGCTCCTGGATTTTCTACTTTTAATTGCTTACTCATTCCTGATGTATCTAAATCTATAATACTTCCGTATAGATATTTTAAACTAGTAGAATCAATAACTGATGGTGGATTCTCTGAAAATTGTATATCATCTTTTTTAGGGTGTGTTTCTACATCAAAAGCGTAATTAAAACCAGAACAACCTCCACCATCTACTGCAAATCTAAAATATTGTCCTTGTTCTAGTACTTCTGTAATATATATCTGAGCTTTAGGAGTAATAGTGGGCAACTGCCCACTAACTTCTTCATTAAATATTGGTACATTACCATGAAAATCATCAATAATTTTTCTATCTAAACTAGGTGCTTCAGGCGGTTTACTATTTTTAGCTTCTACCTCTAGACTAGCAAAAAATTCATCTAATTCATCCATTATATTCTCCTTGTAACACTATACTATTACAAATTATTAAAAAGTCAATATCTAACAATACTTTGTCTAGCACTAACTTCTTCAAGTATAGAAACATAGTGTTCTGTAACTTTATCCCAAGTATTTATCATATTCATAGCATTTTTCTTTGCATAAACTTCTTCATCTTTATTATGTGAGTGATAAATCAGTTTAAGACCATTTTTTAAAGCATCTCCATTAGGTTCATTATAAAAAGTATGAGTATTCATTCCAGTCATAGCGTCTCCTGATTTCATAGCAAAAACATTAGAATCTGAGATATCCATATGTCTTTTCTCTACTGGAAGTAAAAAACCATTTTCATGAGATACAAAATCATCTGTAGCACCGTCTGCAGATACTACAGGAACACAACCACAAGCCATTGCATCTTGTACATGCATACCAAAACCTTCTGCTCTATAAGGATGTACTAATATATCAGACGATTTAAATAATGCTGCCATTTCTTCATCAGATAGATCTTCATCAATATACTGTATTTCTGAACAACCTGTTTTATATTGCATTTTTATAATTTCGTTCAGAACGTTACTTTGTCCATATATTTTAGGACTATCCTTAATAGTTAAAGTTGCTTTATCAAATTTTTTAAAAGCATCTTTCCATGCGTTCATAAGTATATCTAATCCTTTTCTCCATTGAGAATTTCCTACATATACAAAATTAAACTTACTCTTATCTATATACTTACTTTCTGAATTATCTTCATTTGTATTAAATAATTCTTTATTATATCCATTAGGTACTACAAATAATTTTTCTGGGTTAAGTCCTGCATTTCTAAATACAGTTGCTATAAAATTACTAGGAACAATTAAGGCATCTGCAAAAGTTTCAAACTTATACTGCCATTCAAAAGGAGCTTTTGTATATTCCCAAGGTTGTATAAATACAACTTTAGTTCTATCACTTGCAGGCCATTGCCAGATAGGAGGATAAGAATGCCTTAACTGTATATCGGGTTCTCCAGTTTCTGCTTGTTCTAAAACTTTTAGTTGTTTAATTATTTCTTTATCTAACTTATACTCAGGATCATAAGAATCTAAAGGAGTAATGGAAATTTCCCAATCAGGATGTGCTTCTGCTAGTTTAATTACTAGATTTCTGTTAATAATTGAGAGTGAGTGATTATCATAAAATTTTCCTAGAAAATCGATTATCATATTAATATGCCCTATCTAAATGTTGTTCTATATAACTTGTTACTTCCTGTGACGGTATAGCTCTAAGAATAGGCCATTGTGCTGTTCCAAGTCCTGATGACTTAAAATTATGTAATTCTTCATAATTATCCATAGTTACCTGATCCCATATTTGATAAAAAGGATCATTTTCTACTAAATCTGAGTGCCCTATATTATTAATCTTTTCATGTAGGTCTTTTTTATCTCTACATAAACTCCAATGAATAGCTACTAGCGGAGACAATAATCTATTATGTCCTGCAGCACTTTTATCTGTCCATCTAGCGTATGTAAAAGTACTATCTTTAGAGGTAGACATACCTTGGTTTTCACCAAAGAAAGGAGTTCCATCCTCATTAGCAATTACTAGAGTTGTATCATCAATAGTCTTATAAGGAGTTGCCCAAGTCATACAGATATCTGCTTTATTATAATAACGCTCTACAAGAGGGCAATAATTATAGAAAAAATCTTTTGGATTAATTAAATATTCATCAGCATCTATACTAAAAATCCAATCATTTGTGCATTGTGCTTTAAGAAAGTTTCTTTCATAATTATCATTTTCAATAGCTACTTTACTTTTTACAAAATCTTCTTCTATAATAGAAATCTTAGAATCTCCATCAATAGCTCCTAGATCTGCCCATAATTTATTTTCATCAAAAGAAAAATTATTACCACTCCAAGTAACTCTGTTCTTATCTAAACCTAAAATAATTTCATCTACATAGTTATAATACTTAGAAATACTTTCAGGTAAATAAGCTGCATCATAGCTTATTAAACTTATTACTGATTTCTTTTTCATTTAACCCTCTTTAGTTGTTTTTGGGGTAGTTTTTACTACTGATTTTTTAGTCACTACTGCTTTAACTGCTGCTTTAATTTTTCTTTTTAAACCTAGAACTCTAATACCATTCCAATAATTCCTACTATCAGAGCCGCTAGAACTAATTTCTAAAAATTCATAGTCTATAGTAAAACTATCATCATGTCTAAGTAATGCTTTATTTAATTCTTCCATGAGTACTGGATTAGTAACTCCTGATACTATTAACACACATTCTCTATCAAGATGTGGGTATACTAAATTAAAAAATTCATCATAAATAACAGCATTTAATTGATCTACATCTAAATAACATATATTAAAAGTCGGAAGTTTACTATAGTCTACGTTTTGAAAAGAATCTTCTACTACTGTTATAGCGTCTGGTATATAACCTTTAGTTGTTTTAAATTTTTCAATATTATAATTAAGATCTCGTATCATAGAGGGCCAACAAGGTGATCCTTCAGGTATTTGATCAGGAAAAGTTTGCCTAAAATCATACATAGAATTTTCTATTCCTACACACTTAGTTTTAGGATTATGAGTTGAAGCTGCTAGTAATGTAGAACCTTTATACACGCCTATTTCTAAATAATTTACATTATCTGCTCCGCATAAATTATTTATAAAACCTTTTAATCTGTTAGAGGATGCTCCATCTACTCTTTTAAGCCATTCATCAAGTTTATCTTTATCTACTTGCGACATTTCTAGGGCTGCTTGAACCCATGTTTTATTTAGTTTAGGCATTATTTCTCCTTTTAAGAATTTTTTTATCTACAAGATAGAACGGTGCATATAATACACATAGTAATATTAATGATACAAAAGCTGGTATAATCAAAAATACTAATGCTCCTAGAAACCATATAAATACCAATACAGTCAGGATAGGACCATTATCACCTGATTTTAATTTTTTAGCTTCTTTCTCAATACCATTGTACATTTCTTGTTTCGTTATATATACTTTATCCACTTTTTATCTCTTTGTCCAGCGTTTTATAAAATTTTGAATTTGCCCATTTCGCCAGTAATGTTTGTAAGTTTCTGCTTTCCATATCAGCCTTAGACTGATCCTTTATTCTTTTATTGTCTCTTGATTCGTGATGTAACAGTCTTACGGGTATTTGATAAATATGTTCTCCAGCCTCTCTAGCTTTTAAACAATAATCAACATCTCTATTATATGTCCATTCATATTCTGGACTAAAATCCCCTACTATATCAAGAAAACTTCTTCTAAGATAACAACCTCCAAAAGTTGTCCACGCTACTTCTCTGACTGCTACGTACCTTCCATCATCAACTTCTAAATCTTGTTTAAATTGTGATTTATTTTCAAGTATTAAACCACTGCCAAAATGGTCTGGTTTACCGTCTGTAAATTGTCCACCAGCACACTGTATATAGTGTTCATAGTTATTATTTTGTGCAGGATATAGTAATAGTAAACCCAACATTCCTGCTTCTGGATACTTGTCAACATATTCTAGCATTTCTTCCCACCACCCATCTTTATACGGATGCATATCTGCATGGAGTATAAAAATATCATGTTCTGGAAACTGATTCCACATTTTTTGATACATTAAATCAGAACCGATTCCTGCTACATCTTTTTCATAATGTATATCAAGATCCCAAAATTTATCTTTATGCTCTGCTATTTCATTATCATACACATAAGGTGTAATTACTTTAACTGTCATTCCATTGTCCTATCCAAAAGGTATCTTTATTTATATATCTATTACTATATTTACTTATAATATTTCTCCACCACTGTTCATTTTCTACACATTGATGAAGATTATGTTCTTCAAAACCTGGAGGAGGAGGTGTATATGCAGTATGGTATGCTATAGTAAAAGCAAATCTTTTACTTACTCTTTTCATTTCTTTAAAAGCTGGATGAACATGACTTTTTCTTAAATGCTCTAATATATCCCATCCAGTTAAGAAATCAAACTGTTTATCTTTAAAAGGTAAATCCATAATGTCACTTATATAGTCAGCAGAAGAACAAGCAAAATCTACTCCTATAGCTTTATCTAAACCTTTTTTCTTTATATCTTTTACAAAACCGTTACGACCACAACCTACATCAATTAAACTTGTAGGATTTAAGTCTACTATATATTGTGCATACTTAGAACCATGATTAGAAACACCATAATGATTATAGTTACTATCACTATATATAGCATTGTATATAGCTTGTTCTGGATTCTTTAAATTAATTTAACTGCCCTTTTTACTCTTTCTTTTCTTAATTGACAACCATCTGGTATATATTTTACAATCGTTGCCTTATTCACCAAATAATTATCTTCTTCTCCTGGTGCTACATATTTGCGGGGTTTTGGATTATACTTTTGATTTTTTGGATGAAAGCACAAAACACCTTGTCCTACCCCTATAGCCCAACAAACATAATAACACCCACGACAATTACTACTTAGCATTCCAACTCTTTTCAGGATATTCTTCTAACCACCACTGAACTGCGTCATAATAATCTTTGTCTTCATCATTCATATGGGTTCTGTATATTGATGCTTGAATATGAACAGTAACTACTTCAGGAAGATCTGTTAGATGAGTATCACTCTCCATCATCTTTTGTAACTTATCCATAAATACTGTTATTTTTTCTTGAATCTTACTCATTAGATTAGTTTATCCGTCCATGTTTTAGGTGTTTGATCTGTTACAAGTTCTATAGGTAGATGGTATTCAAACTCTCGTGTTATAGGTTTAATCCAATTTACCATGTCTGCTATAGTTTGTTTAGCCGGTGTAGCTGCATTATAGTTAAATTCTTTTCTGATTTTATCACTAGAGCAATAAGCATCTTTAACTTCTCTAGGTCTATCAGGGTAATAATCAAATTTTATATAAATTTCTGATAGTTGAGTTACTAAAGTAGCTAATTGTTTAATAGACATCTCGTTATCATCTGGACCAATATTAAATACTTGACCACATAAATCTTTACGATCACTATTCATAATTCTTTCTACAGCAATAATACAATCTCTAACATCAGAAAAAGAACGTTTTTGTTCTCCATCACCGTATATAATAAGATTCTTAGCTTGTGCTGCTCTATTAATCATAATACCCACTACATTTCTAAAAGGATCGTAATATCTTTGTCCTATACCAATAACATTATGAGGCACTACTGTTACGTAGTTTAGTCCATGTATTTCACTCAACATTTGTAAATGTTCTTCTGCTTGCACTTTAGCTAATCCATATGGATCTACAGGTTTTGTAGGCATATCTTCTGTAAATGGTGGTATTTGATCTCCATATCTAGCCATAGAGGAACAGTTTATAAATAGTCTTACTTTGTTATGTAGTGCCGCAATAGCTGTACTAATGGTTCCTGTTACAATACTACTAGCAGTTACTGTAGGAGAAAATACGCTTAAACCTTCATAAGGTAAAGATGCTGTATGAAATACCACATCACACCCTATCATAATTGTTTTCATAAATTCTGTATCTAATATATCACCTCTATGATAGGTGCATTTCGGATGGTCAGGTACATTACCTTCAACTCCTCCTATCATATTATCTATACCTACTACTTCGTCTCCTTGCATAATAAGGTATCTAGCCATTGTACTGCCTAGTAATCCACTGATTCCTGTAATAAAAACCTTCATTACCATATCCACTTTCTTTTTTTATAATAATTAACTAATTTAACAATTTCTTTATTAAAATTCTTTTTAGGGGTCCACCCATAGTTTTTAATAGACTCACAAGATATTGAGTATCTTACATCTTGTCCTGGTCTGTCATAACTATAATCTATATGTTCATCATAATCAGGTATTTCAATATTTATAGCACCCATAAAATAAGTATTTATAATTTTTGTAACAGTTACAAAGTTAGTTTGTTCATAATCTGATTGTATATTATATATATTGTTTCTGCACGCTTTTTCATACAGTAAAATAAATGCTTCTGCAGTATCTTCTACATGCGTCCATGATCTAATAGGTTTTCCTTTATCATGTAATTTAATTTTTTTACCTCTCTGTAAACATCTAACTACAGTAGGTATTAACTTTTCTGGATATTGATTTTCCCCATAATTATTAGAAGGTCTAGCAATTATATAGTCTAATCCATGAGTTCTAGACCAACTCTCTATAAGCATATCAGCAGCAGCTTTAGTAGCCGCATAAGGATTACTAGGAGTTAAGGCGGCTGTTTCATCAAAAGTATCTTCTAAAGTATCCCCATATACTTCATCAGTTGATACTTGAAAGAATAATGGTTTATTATGTTTTATTTGCACACTTTTATGTGTTATGATTTCAAGTAAATTTTTTACTCCTGATATATTAGAATCAATAAACTTGTCCATATTAACAATACTATTATCTACATCAGATTCCGCTGCTAAGTTAAATACTACGTCACATTCGGGAAGTCTATCAATATTTTTAATATCATTTTTAAGTACAGTAAAGGTATCAGGATAATTATTTATTAAAATTTGCATTTCTATGTCATTTGCAGAATAAGTAAATTTTTCTATTCCATATACTAACCAGCCTCTTTCTAATAAAAGTCGAGTAAATGTAGTACCTATAAAACCAGCACATCCTGTTACTACTGCTATACGTTTATACATTTTTCAACTCCTTCAGTTAAGGCAATACACATTATATTATTATACATTAATTCAGACATAGGAAGACTTTTTGATAAAGGTTTATAATATTTTTTATATTCTCTATCATTATATTGACCATTTACTTCTTTTATTTGTGTATTGTGTATAAAAGGTAAGCAAGTAGGAAACCAATTATCAGAAGTATGATTAATCCAAAAATCTCCATTTTCATTTCTCATTTCATAACGTAATTTATTATAATTTTTTATATACAAAGTTTGCATATTATCTATATTAAATTGATCCCACCACTGTAATATTCCCGCAGCACTTAATTCACTCATTTTATAGTTTCCACTATATTCATTGAATACATTTTCTATAATACCAAATGTACAAGCAGCTCTAACCATTTGTTCATATTCTTTATCTACTATAGCTAATCCACCTTCTCCAAAACCTATAGGTTTTGTATGGTGTAGTGATATGTAACTAGCTGTTCCTAGATTACAACTATTAACGCCATTCCAAAAAGAATATGGAGTAGCTGCATTATCAAATATTAATTTTTTATTTCTATGCTCAGTTTTACTAGAGACTTCTGTAATATCTTGTAAATGCCCAAATATATTGGTAACGATAATTAAATCAGAATTTTCTATTATATATTTATCATCTAAATACATATTACATCTAGCATCCATATCCGCTATTATAGCTCCTTCTGCTGCTCCTATAGCATTTGAAGGAAATGTAAATCCTTGTGTACCTACTCTGTATTTATGCTTATCTTTTCTTATCATTCCATAAATTATAGCACTTAGGGCGCTAGTACCACTAGAAGTAGCAATTACTGCTTTACTATCATCAATTTGTAACATATCTCTAGCTCGATCTTCAAGAAGTTGAACTACATAGCCATAATTTGAAAACTGATTAGTTGTATTAGCTGTAACTAAATATTTATTAAATCTATCTGAATCAAGTTGTTTTTTAAGGATAAAAGGTATCATACATTAGCCCAATCCCTAAAAGGAGAAGTCCAAGGTTCGACACAATGTGTAGCAAACGCAGGTATTGCAGATAATATATTTCTATTTCTTTCAGCTAATAGTGTAAACTTATTATGATCACCTAAGCTACCTATATGAATATCTAAATCTTCTTTAAAAGTTTTAACTCTTCCAGCAAATGTCCCACAACTACTAGGAACTGTTCTCCAGTGACAATAATTAGATACTATAATCTGACTTTGCAACCCTTGATACCTTGGTGTATATTTATCGGGATGGTCATATAATGAAACATAATTTATACTATCATACATATCATATACATTTTGTAAAACAGTTGTCCAACCAGGAAAGTGCATATAATCATCTTCTACAAGATATATAATATCATTATCGTTCCAGTCGTTAATATTGTCTCTTATTAATTCATACATTAAGTATCCAGATGCTTTTTCTCTATCTGGAGCTTCTACTCTTTTATGTATTTCTCTACCTTGTTCATCATGATCTATGTATGTATCACTACTTAACTCCCACTCTTTATATAGTTCAGGAAGTTTAGCAGCACTATCTATTTGTAATAAGTCTGCATGATAGGTATACTCTTCATGTCCTTTTAGTTCTCCATCATAAAGAACAGTTATGGCACAATCAACATCTTTAGTTGTTGAGACTAGATTTTCCCAACAACTTCTATAATGAAACCAATCAGGTCTATTATTATGATTATTCCAACCACAAGTTCTATAAATTATACGAATCATAGTTTACCCTTTGGGGCATAAATATAATTGTGTGGATACCCTTTTACAGTATATTCAGGATCATACATATTATTAAATCTAAAATGTGCTGACCAACGAGTACCTTCTTTAATATCACCGCTTTTGTGTACTAAATTAGAGTCAAAAATTAAAACTGAACCTTTTGGTACTTTTACAGACTCAAACTTAAACTCTGAATCTTCTACTAAACCAAAGCCTTCATGTATAGATTTTGTTAAATCTCCTTGTCTATGACTTTTAGGAACGACTTGTAACTGTCCTAAATCTTCTGTAATATCTATTAAAGGAACCCAACATACTACTGCATCACTAGATCCTTGCATAGATTTAGAATCTTGATGTGCGGGAGTTGTATGGTGTACCTCTTTTTCTGCTGTATCTTTATTATTAAAATATATAACAGGACGAGTACAAATACTAATCTGCGGGTTAATCATAAATTTAGCTACTTTATATCCTAGCA